GTCTCCTTGAATGATTGTACCACCGCCAATAGCCACATTGCGTCCAATGGACACATCACCATCTATCTGTGTTGTTTTTATTGAACTCATATTAATGTAGATTTAGCTAATTCCAACAATGCTTTGCTTTGATCTGCACTGCCGTATGTTATTAATACTAATGATGCTATGGTATAGACAACTGCTTGATAGCAACGCTCACATATCTCTATTCCATTGTCTTCATCAATCTTAGGATATGGAAGGTAGACAGCTCTACTAACCATAGCATCTGTGTTCTTGCACGAATAGAACTCAAGCACTCTTCCTTCAGGACGTATAGCAATTGCGCAAACTGGTTTTTGTGGCGTGCCCCTTACTCCCTTAAAACGACTACTTTGCTTTTGGTATTCCTCATCGTCTTCACTAATAGCGTGATATACTGCCCTTTCCCAATCATCCATCTGGAAAACAACAAGGCGCATAAAATCTTCAGGAAGTAAGCACCATCCACTTTCAAGCTCTTTCCAATAGATAGCATCACCAAAATTATGTCCACCATCGAGAAGATAAGATGGAGCAGTACTATGTATGCGTTTTACTGCATCAACAATCTTTGACTTGATAATGTCATTTAAAGAAAGAGTATCCACATCGCCAAAGTCCACTAACGTTTCACTCTGCATGTTTTGGTCAATGGCAATGCGAACATCTTTTGCTATTTCGTCAAGAAGATATACTTTCATTATACTGAGATTTTATTTTTTATAGCCCCTCAAACTCAATGTTGTTTGCCTTTGCTGCTTCAAGAATAGCCTTTTGACCTCTTAAAGAAGTACGACTTACACCAAATGTTTCTGCAAGATAATCCTTTGCTTCGCCTAGATCGTTAACTTTAACCTTGCGAATATTACTTTCCTCTTCTTGATTAGGATCTTCTTCTGTATTCTGTGTAGGCTCTTCTATTGGTGCATTAGTATCTTCTTCACGATCTAGCACAAACAAATCGTTGTAACGATAATGATTCTCAAGAGCATTCTGAATAACTTCTTCTTCTGTATTGTAGGTGCTACCACCATTTGAAATTGGCGTAAATGCAATGTGCATACTATTTCCATTCTCAAGTAGAACATTGATGGCTATGTGTGAATCTGAACTATAATATTTCTTCATACCTATATAAATAAAAATGAGGCGGGATGCTTTTAAATTATCCCACCCCTTCTGTGTTATTATCTGTTTTAATTATTAAGCAGCGTGTGCAAGTTTCATACGTGCATGAGCCTTAGCATAACGCAAATATAAGCAACTCACTTCTTGAATAACAACTGCATCTGTATTGCGAATGCCTGCTGCTTTAAGGTCAAGAATGTTGCGTGCCCAAGACACGTGTGTTTTCTTAGATAGGTACTCTGGATCAAGTGCAAAACCACAATCGCTCATTCCGTTCTTATCAAATAACTCATGATGTACTGTTAATACTTCACCAAAGTCGGTATCCCAAGATTTAAACTTCAAATTCCATACTTCAACAGTATCTTTTAAACGGAACTTGTCACTCTTGATCTTAGAGAAAGCTGTAAGCATTTCAGAGCCACAGAAAAGAATCTTTCGTTTGTTTCCAATACCTGTACCAACAAATAAGTCTTTTGTAATGTCTACAAGACTATCATCAGAGATAACTGCACATTTTTTAGCAGCGTCCCACACTCCAACTTCGATGTCTTTGCCTGCCATCCACCAAATACCACCAGTGAACCATGTGTTCATATTCTCTTTCGAAATGTGCTTGATAACGTTCTTAACACCAAATAAATAGGTGTTCTCCATTGCTAAGCGCATATCGAAGATGCCATCTTCTTCTAGGTCAGAGAAATTCCAATTTACTTCTTTTGCTGCAATCTTATCAAATGTAGACTGCTCTACTTGAATCATGAAGTTTTGGCAATATTGTGTCTCTGCTGTTGGAACGTTGTTAAAGCGTCCTGTTTGTACATCTAATTCACCACACGCCTTACCCATTCTCACAAGTTTAGTACCACTTGGAATCTGAGGAACAAAGATTGGTTGCTTGCTTGTAGAGTCCATGCTACCATTTACAGCGTAAACAGTAGGAAGATTTGAAGATGTATCTTTACCACATACGCACAATACCAAGTCTGGAATGTTACTACCTGTATAAGCCTTACCTGTAGATGGATCGGTAACACCCTTCACGCCAAGTACACGAATAGTATCATCAAGTGTAAACATGTTAGCATCGCTTACAGGAAGTGATGTACTTGCGCCACCTGTCATAGCTTCTACTTTCCTTATAGTTGTACACAAAATTTCTCGTGTTCCTACAGAGTAGTACTTAACTTCAAACGAATCACAAGAACTTGACTTTGCATAGCGACTAATCTGGTCTAATGGTGTTGCCATCGGACGAATCTTAACGATACGTTGATCTACATCGCTCATGTAGAAATTGTCAGCACCATCAGTGCGTCCTTGTGTTTCAGTCGCAATACCGCCTGTGCCACCAGTACCAGCAGCACCTGCATTTGTTTTGCCTGCGTCAGGAAGTGCGGTAGCATCAGCCATCAACACTCCTTGCGAAGCACCCATCACAAGAGCTAACATTGTTAGCACGATGCGATAGAGAAAACCTGAACTTCTTTTTAAATTTTTCATTCTTCTTTTTGTTTTGATTTATTTATAATAATGAGTGATAATTATCCTTTATTTATACGAGGTACGTTTTTCGCCTCCACGCTCCCATATACTTTGGTTTCCATCATATCTAGAAATTGCACCAAGATCAGGAAGGTTATTTGGCTTACCTCCACTATTCTTTCCATTAAGATTAGCAGTGCCATCACCACGTGAAGACTTCTTTAGCTTTTCTTCTATCTTAGCGTTTCTACCTCTTACTTCTCCTTCGTGAGCTGCATCTTCCACGTTTGCATCGTGGTTAATAGCTTTGAAAGCCATATCAATGCTCTCACGTGTAAATTTTCCAAGAATACCATCTTTCATAATGTTTACAAGGAACTCCATAACTTCATCTACTTGCTCATCGCTCCATCCATTTTTTTCTTGAATAGCTGCAATAGTGTTGTGTGTCTCAGAGATATTCTTTTGATACTGCTCCTCAAAATCTTTCTCTTTGGCTACTCGCTCTGCATATTCTTTACTAGCCTGTGCAAGCTCTTCTTGTTTCTCTGGGTCTTTAAGTTCTTCAATGAAGTCGTCGCCAAACATACGCACTAACTCAATTGCAGGATTACCGCCATTACGCCAATTAGTAAGAAAAGATGCACTACGAGGATCACTTGAGAATAGATCTGAAAATGCCTTTTCTCGTTCTTTATATCCTTCCACATCTTTGTCGTAATTGTCATAATCTTCATTGATTTGTCCGAACAAAGCTTCATCATCGTCAAATTCTCGTTCAGGATATTTATTTTTCATCCTTTCTGAAAACTTTTCTCGATTGCCCATAACTTTTGTACTATCAGTCATAATCTCCTAAATTTTTCTTTTTTAATGATTGTTTTAATGCAAATATACGTTGTAAAATATTCTTTTTAGGTATAACTATTAGTGTTTTTATTACTAACTTTGTAACACAGCTAAACCAACAACTATGAAGAAAAGAGGATCTTTAATGGAATACTCAGAAGAGCGTATGCAAAGCATTATGCGTGTTTATGATGATTATGTTTCTTCGTGTAACTATATTAATATTACATACATTTGTAAACAAATTTCTACTATGCCATCACCACGTTTTTGGGTTTCAAGTGTATGGGCTAGCAAGATGATGTATGCAATGTTTAAAGGTTCTCAATTTGAAAACATGCTACCATCCAAAAGGGAAATGTTTCAAGAAATATTCAGAAGAGTTAAAGAACTTCGTAAGACACATTCAGATTGGACGATAAAGAAATGTTGTAAGGTTGTTGTCGAGCAACCTGCACCCAAATATTATCTTACAGAAGAAAGTATAAAGGTAATGATATGCAAGGAAAAGAAAAGACGTTTCGAAGAAAGAAAGAAAAGGCTACGTCATTGCTTTTAAGTATTGTTGTCGTTGTCATTTCTTTAATAGGCTTCTCTAATTGGAATACTATTGGTATCTATACAGGAGCTTCATGGGTAGGGAGACTTCTTTATCCTTTTTTTCATGCGAATATAATTCACGCTTTGCTTAATGCTTGGTGCCTCATTTGCATCATCTTTATATACGATATAAAAATCACAAGATTATTGCTTGCCTATATTGTAGCAGTAACCTTTCCTATAGATACGTTATCACATTTTTTACCACTACCCACATTGCCTACAGTAGGACTTTCAGGAGTTGTTTTCTTCCTTTTTGGTTCAATCTCATTAGAAGTAAGTAGAAAACTATACTATCAATTGTGGATGGTATTCTATATTGGTATAGGCTTTTTCTTTCCGAATACTAATGCATGGTTGCACCTTTATTGCTATCTCTGTGGACTTGTTTATTCGATTTTAAACTACCCTATTATAATACATGCTAAAAGAGGTAGATAACATATTGAAGGAAAATGAAAAGCGCAATGCTGTGGTCAATCGAGTGTTTGACCCTATTAGCGGTATGGGTTCTATTGGAGAGCGTGCAGAAGTGCACATCAAGGACTTTCCACTAGAAACCCAATACCTACCAGTAGAGATGCTTAATATTCCTTTGGTTAAGCTACTATCTAAAAGTGGAAGTATCAAAGACTTTTTACTGAATGAAACAGAAGTTGAATCATACGAAGAGGAAGATCGACTAAAGGTTATAAAACAATTTGTTCGTTTAAGATGTGAATACGACTTCGCCTTTTGGGCTGCATTGTATGTTTACATCAAAAATAAAGGTGGTGGTGATGATGTGTTATTTTGCCTAACACGTCCGCAAAGAAGATTTGTAGAACGACTTGAATCACTAAGAAAAGCAGGAAAGCCTATACGAATAATACTGCTAAAAGCCCGACAATGGGGTGGCTCTACAACGTCTCAGCTGTATATGGCGTGGTTGCAACTTGTTCATAAGGTCGGACTAAACTCTCTTATCATTGCACATCAAGGAGCAGGTTCAGATGAAATCAAGGATATGTTCGATCGTATGATTAAGGCTTATCCAATATCTATGCTTTATAAACTTGGAGAGGTTTACAATGAGAATGAATCTAAGATGGTTGGTGTGGGACATTCAGGCTCTATTCATCGTGTTCCACAAAGGAACTGCAAAATAAAGATTGGTACAGCTGAACGCCCTGATAGTTGTCGTGGTGGCGACTATAACCTTGTTCATCTTTCCGAAGTTGGATTGTGGAAGACCACAGATGGTAAAAAACCAGAAGACATTGTGCGCTCTGCATGTTCTGGTATCTTGTTAAAACCATATACAATGATTGTGTATGAAAGTACCGCAAATGGTACAGGTAACTTTTTCCAAAGAGAATACGATGCAGCAAAACGTGGTACATCACAATTTGAAGCAATGTTTATATCGTGGTTTGACATCGACCAATACTCATTACCATTTGAAAGCGAACAAGACAAAATAAATTTTGCAGAAGCACTTTGGAAGAACAGAAAGAATGCAACTGTACCTTCTCCACGTGCAGAGAGTGGAAAATATCTTTGGTGGCTTTGGGAAAAAGGTGCGACACTTGAAGCGATCAACTGGTATATACAAGAACGAGCAAAATACAATGAGCATGCACCTATGGCGTCTGAATATCCATCAGACGATGTTGAGGCTTTTGTACATTCAGGAGAAAGAATATTCGATAAATACAAGGTCGATCAATTTAGAACATCATGCAAACCTCCAAGATTTATAGGTGACGTATATGCAGATGGAGACGAAGGAAAGAACGCATTAAAGAACTTACGCTTTACAGAAGACTCTCAAGGGTTATTGTGGATATGGAATTTACCAGAGGTCGATGAACAAGAGATAGTTACAAATAGATACCTTACCATTGTGGATATTGGTGGACGCTCAAAGAAAGCAGACTACTCTGTAATACTTGTTATCGATAGGCTTTTCATGATCGATGGTGATAGACCTCAAGTTGTCGCTCAATGGTATGGTCACATAGATATGGATATTCTTGCATGGAAAGCAGCTCAGATAGCAGCGTTCTATGACAACTCTTTATTAGTCATAGAGAGTAATACGCTTGAAACACACGACAAGGAAAGACAAGTGGACGGAGATTTATCACACTTTATTCTCAATCAAATAAAAGATGTGTATCCTAATCTCTATGCACGCAAACAAACCGAGAACGAAATACAAGAAGGACTACCACGCAAATATGGTTTCCATACCAACGTGGCAACAAAACCAATGATTATATCAACGCTTATTAAGGTTATCCGTGAGCATTTGTATATTGAACGTGATGAGCGTTGTTTAGATGAGTATTTGACATACGAGAAGAAACAAAATGGTGCATATGGTGCTATCATTGGAAAGCATGACGACCTTTTAATGACAAGGGCAATAGGCTTGCATATCTGTTTCCACGAGATGCCTATTCCAACTATTGTTGTGCGTGTTAAAAGGTTTGTCCCTAAAAAGAAAAAAGCGGTTTCTGCCGCTACAATATAATATAAGTTTCATTTTATAATTTTACAGACAATGAATGTATTTAAAAAGTTAAGAGCCTACCTCCGTTATCGTGAAGCAGTAAGAAAAGCGGACGAGGCACACGAAAAGAATGGAGAACGTTTCTATGTTATGCCAGGTGTAAAAAATACAATCCTGATTATGGATAGATACAACTTCCGCAAACTAAAGCACAAAGGCTATATTAGCCATAAAGCTTCTGTTACTGATTTGGAGAAAGAATGTTTCTATGCAACACCATATAAGAATGGGTCTGCAAAGATGCCTACATCTGTAATTGAGTTAAAGAAAAAACAATATTATGCATGGTATGAAGGAAGAGTACAACGCAAAACAAAGGTTAAGTCAAAATCTTGATGGAATAGCAACGTTAACAAATGATCCGTTAGCAATAGAGAATATCCGAAAGGATGTGAACATAAAGAGATAAAAAGTAAAGGCGTAAGATTTATTCCTACGCCTTTTATCTTTATTATGCTGTCATTGCCTGATGTAGTTGGTTTACAGCCTGCATATTCGCTCCTTGTTGTGCTTGTTGCATTAACTCAGGAGAAATGCCTTGAGGGGCTTGTCCTTGTTGCATTTGCTCTTTCTGTGCTTGTATGCTTTGTAGTAATTGGTCTGCAAATGGGAAACTGCCATGCTCTAGTAATTGTTCTACAGAGATTGCTTGAGCTTGCCATAGTTGCATTAACACATCATTTGCAAGTTGACGATATGCTGGTGTTGCAGTACTTTCTGTGATAGATAAATCAAAGTCTACATCTCTAATCTTCTTAGGATCATATTCAATTTGCGCTCCTGCTTTACCTGCAATATTGAAAACTCGTTTTTCATCATAGAACTGCTGAATATTCTTTACGTCCTTGTATGCTCCATCAATTACGAAGTAAGAGAAACACTCTAACATATCAAGAAGTGACATTGTTGCGTTTTGTGCCTCTTGGCTATACTTAGCAGCACTCGTACCAGAATAACCAGGCTTACCTTGCAATGCTCCATTTACACCTGATATATCCTCAAAGAATTTTAGTTGTAAGTTGAGTAACTCTGAAATACCAATATTGGTAGAATTATTTGCTACCTGTTGTGGCATTCCACCGTTCCTTGAAGGCTTATACAAAATTACCCCGTTGAATGTTGCCCAATTCTCTGCAATATCCTCCATACTGACACCATCTGGCAAACTATCCTCAGGCATCAACAATACACCTTTTGCACTTGCACGCATAATCCAGTCATACATGGTAATAAGTCGATTGGTGTATCTCTGTTGATCGATCACGTCTGCCACAAATGAATGTATCTCTCCGTCTATAAATGGATATGCTTTGAAAGTGTATGGATGACTACCATGCTCAAAAGGCGTTTCTCCTTCTTTTAGAACATCTCCAAAAGGCGACAAGTAGTAGAAATACCAATAGTCGTCCATAAACCAAGTAGCTTTTACTAATGGTACTTCATCAAAAGGCATTCCTGCCTCTTCTGCCATCTGTATGCGTTGTTGATTGACAAGAGTAACTTCTTTTTCATAGTCGGCTTCATCAATCTTATAAACATCACCATTTTGATAGTCGTGTACACGATAGCGTGGTTTTTGCTCTTTGCGCCATACTTCAATTACTCTACATCTTCCAGGTTCACTCGTAAACAAGAAGTCATAGTTATTTAGTTTACTATAACCAAAATGCTCTGCATAACTAGCAAGGTATTGTTTATTCGTTGCCCACTTGTAGATCTCTTTTAATCTTTGATAATCTTCATGTGATTCTGCAAATTGTTCGCATAGCTGTCCAAAGCTAATATCGTGAACTTCACCTAAGCAGCCAACATCCCAACCTCTAAAGTCACGCATATTATTGTCAATAAAGAAATTGTTTGGTTGCACATAGTCCGTCCAACAGTCTTCTTTTCCATTGCGCCAACCATAACTCTTACGATGTACAATAAAGCCTGAAATAAGAAACTCTTCCATCGTGCGTGCATAAACTTCACTCATACGATTAAGTTGCATATTGCATTGTAAGATTGTCGACATAGTCTCTCCTAGTTTTTGCTCATCTCTATCTCTTGCAATACATGTAGGCTCTTTCGATTGTGAACGATACACTCCTAGTACGTTACGCACAAGTCTACGAATAAGGTTGTTTTTCAATGGAACGCTTCCTTGCTGTTTGATGTACTCTTCTTCTGTCATGTGTTTGCCGTCAACACATATAACATCGTCCCATTGATTTCCATACGTATATCGTTTATTGCGCTGTCTATCTTTACGGAATTGCTCCATCTGGTTCCAGAATTGTTGCGCTTCCATCAGAATGTCAAATGCTCTGCGACTTCCAAATCTATGAGAACGAAAAGTTACGCTACCCATTTCATCGCTACTATTACTTGGTGCAATACGACTCATCCGCAATAGTTTTTTGGATTTCTGTTTTGTTACTGTCTGCATATCTTGAATATATTAAATAGTGTGGCTACAAAGTTAATCATAGCCTACACTATCATGGGTTTAACTATTTATCAAGCATCTTTGCTCTCTCTACGACCTCTTTTTTCAACTCTAGAATTTCTTCATCTAATAAAGGATTATCATTCTCGTCATTACGTTTTCTCATCAGAGTGTTATAGTCTTTCATTAAATCTTCTAGGGCTTCATAGCGTATCTTGTTTGCTAAATATTTTTTGTCAGCTTCCAAGTTTGCGTATTCTTCATCTGTAATAAGACCTTTCTCTAAATCACTT